AAACGTTCTAAACACAGATCCAGCCTCGATCGAAAAGAAAGGCCATTTGCTGTATTCTCACTTCGATATTGATTCAGCTCTTGCTACTGTCGCTCCAAATAATGGAATGCCTGGGCACCGAACGCGTGTTCTTATTAGTTCTGGGTCTGGTACTAGAAATTCACAAGATGGATCAAACTACCGACCAAACTATGAAGGCTTCGAGACTAGGTTCTTACATGCAAAGTCGCCTTACTTCATATCTCAGACTATCGGTAATGCAGAGAAAAATCTTTTTAGATTCCACTCTTTAGATGCTGGTACTTATGGAAATGATAAGGTCAAAATTTCTATTGCTAATGTTCAGAAAAGTAGAGACGTCAACAACAAGTATGGCTCTTTCGATGTTCTGGTTAGAAAGTTTGATGACTATGATTCGAACCCTATAATCGTTGAAAAGTTTATTGGCTGTGATTTAAACCCCAACTCTTCAAGATTTATATCTCGGGTTGTTGGAGATACAAACGTATTTTACGACTTTGAGAAAGCGACAGCTAACCAAAAGCTGGTTGTTGAAGGTTCATATTCAAACCAATCAGCGTACATTCGGGTTGAAGTAGTTGACACTGTTGAAGCCGGCACGATGAATGAAGAGGCACTTCCTATTGGTTTCCGCGGATTCTTTCACTTGGTTACCTCTGGTACACACATGGTTCTACCTCATGAGGCGTCCGCAACAGCTCTACCAGCTGAAGGCGGAAGTCCAAAAGAAGCAATGTTCCTAGAAATGCAGCAGCCTCCAGTACTTTACAGAAAGTCGGTTGCTAGTGGAACCGGTAATACTTCAAGGGTTGTTTCCGATCTTTACTGGGGTGTTCAAAACACTGTGGTAACTGATATTGACACTCCAAACGGCAGCACTCAGATTAACTCAACTGCTAAAAACTATACGAAGTACCACCCAGCATACGAAGGCGCTTACCCATCTTGGGCAGGTAATAACGAAGGGCTAGCTAATCAAGCTGCTTCTATCGTAGACGCTGACCTCTTTATGAAGCACAAATTCTCTCTTGAAAAAGTTAGAGTTAAAACTAAATCTAATGCTGATGAAGTAGATCCTTCTCAGTGGGCTAATGCAGAATATCTCAGATCTGGTAATGCAAATGATGCAGCTTCTGGAAAAGCGAATTCTGATGGCTATAGATTCCTTAGCGTTGATAAAGACTTAGGTCAGCAAGCTTCTAGAAGGTATTACAAGTTCACCACCTTCATGCAAGGTGGATTCGATGGGGTCAATGTTTTTGATTCTAAAAGAAGAGATCTCTTAAACGCAGCTGCTGTTAGAGAAATTATTGATTCTACTAATCAAGGTGGGGTTGCTGGTAATACTGTTGCGTCTTACAGAAAAGCTATCGATGTGATTGCTGAAAAGAGCAGCATAGACCTTCAAGTCTTAGCTATTCCGGGTCTCCGTGAACCAGCTGTAACCGATTATGCTATCGATCGAACCGAAGAGCGCTTCGATGCGTTGTACGTTATGGATATTGAAGAGTGTGATTATACGGGTGCTTCTGATGGATCACTGATTACCGGATCTGTACAGCAGGTTAGTGTAACAAACACAGCCGCTAGACTTCAAGCTAGATCCTTGGATACTAGTTTTGCAGCAGCTTACTTTCCAGACTTGCTGATTAGAGATAACATCACTGGAGCTAATGTTCGTTGTCCACCATCTGTTGGTGTTCTCGGAGCGTTGTCGCTCAATGATGCTGTTGCACATCCTTGGTTCGCACCAGCCGGCTTTAATCGAGGCGCATTGGCCACAACCGAAGAAGCTCAAGTCAAGATGAACAGAGCTAACTTAGACACATTATATGAGGTCGACATTAACCCGATCACTTCTTTCCCAAGTTCGAAAGGTGTGGTTGTGTTCGGTCAAAAAACCCTTCAGGTTGCTCAATCTGCATTAGACAGAGTGAACGTCAGAAGGCTCCTTATCGATATTAGGCGTAAAGTTAGAAGAGTTGCTCAAGGTATTATCTTTGAGCCTAACCGTGAAGCTACACTTGCTAGATTTTCTGGTGCAGTTCAACCTATTCTTACTAGGATCCAAGCTCAGCAAGGTCTTGACAGATTCAAAGTAATCATCGATTCTACAACAACTACTCAGTTAGACGTTGAGAATAACACAGTACGCGGTAAGATTTTCTTACAGCCTACAAAATCTGTTGAGTTTATCTCACTTGACTTTGTTGTCACAAATGCAGGTGCAGAAATTTAATGAGCCTCATAATTAATGGTATTAACAGGAGAATAACATGCCAGAAACTTTAGATGTAAAGGACTTACTACCTAATAAGTTCGAACCAAAAAGACAAAATAGGTGGGTACTTTCTATCGAGGGTATCGACGCATTTCTTGTCAAAACAGCGAAAAGACCAGCTATCAGCTTTAATGAAACCACTATAGAGTATATCAACTCAAAGCGTTTCCTTGCTGGTAAAGCAGATCTTGGAACTTTTGATGTCACAATTTATGACCCCATCGCTCCTTCCGGAGCCCAGCAAGTCATGGAATGGATTCGTACACACTACGAGTCAGTATCCGGTCGTGCAGGTTATGCAGATTTCTACAAAAGAGACATTCAGCTTAAGCTGCTTGATCCCGTAGGAACAGTCGTTGAATTCTGGGACATTAAAGGTGCATTTCTAACTTCCATAGATTTCGGTGGTTTAGACTATTCTGCTGATGACCCTACTGAGATTAGTTTGTCGATGCGCTTTGATAATTGCGTACTCCAATACTGATCTTTTTTAGTTCTTTATCGAATTAAATTTTACAACGCCGTTCATAGATCTAAATTAGGTTTACGCACGTGCGTTGTATATTTTTATATTGGAGAACTATAATATGTCAAAAAGTAAACGTAGTGGAAATGACGTTTTTTCTGATGGTCAATCTGTAAATGCAGGTGGTCACCAAACTAGAAACGTAATGAAGGATGACTTCGGTTTAGACATCCCCACGGAATTAGTGCCATTGCCCTCTAATGGATTGGTTTATCCTGTTGATAGTCCTCTGCATAATAAGTCAGCTTTGGAAATACGGCCGATGACGGCAAGAGAAGAGGATATTCTTACTAGTCGTGCCTTGATTAAGAAAGGTACGGTAATTACAGAACTCATCCGGTCTTGTCTAATAGATAAATCAATCGATCCTAACAACATGATATCTGGTGACAGAAATGCTATCATGACGTCTTTAAGGATTACCGGCTATGGAGCAGATTATTCTGCCGAAGTTTCATGCCCAGCGTGTAGCGAAATTTCTAAGCAGACGTTTGACCTAACAACGCTTCCTATCTCTAGATTGGAAACCCAGCCTCTTAATGTCGGTACGAATGAATTCGAATTTATGCTTCCGAGAACGGAGAAAAAGGTTCGATTTAAATTCCTCGATGGACATGATGAAAAAGACATCGCCAAATTTACCGAACGTTCTAAAAAGTCAGGAATGAAATCATCTAATCTTATTACCTTAAGATACAGATACCAAATTCAAGCTGTTAATGATATCACTGATAAATCAAAAATTCAGTTTTTTATTAAGAATATGCCGGCATCTGATTCAAGAGCCCTCCGCGGTCATATCGATAAGATTGAACCTGGTATTGAAATGAAATCTTGGATGGAGTGCAATATGTGCGGAGAGCAATCGGAGGTTAGAATGCCATTAGGGGCATCGTTTTTTTGGCCTGACGCCTGATCATAAAGAATACATTCTCGAGCACATTTTTTGCTTAATGTATTATATGGGTTTCACGTATGTAGAAGCATACAACATTCCTGTGTGGCAAAGAAACTGGTTTATCTCCAGGATCAACACAGAATTCAAAAGAGCCAACGAGAAAAACGGCGGCCAAGGTGCAGAATCAAGAGCGGCTCACATGAATACTCCAGAGGCCCGCCAATTACAGGGCCGGGCCCGCCATCAGGTGCCCGCAAATCTAAGGAGATTTACATAGAAGCTGCTGAAAGGCAGCTTTCTTTATTTGGTAATTTTCCAGCGTTATAATTATTTAAGTCAGAGGAGAAAACAATGGATCCAGTAAAAGTTTTAG